CAGTGAAGTTATTCAGCGTTTTGGCACAGAGGTTGTTGGTGATGATGTCCTTCAGATGATCAAAGCGGGCTTAATGTCTGACGATGAGCGTCTACAAACTGCATCACAGACTTTGTTGCGGACGATTGACCCTGACATGAAAATCGCACGTCAACTATTCAAAGACGACCAACAAGTCAGCAATATGTTTTCGGTGGGCAGTGATGGTTCAATCCGTTTAGATGTGAATGACCTTCAAACACCCGGCCTTGAAGATGCGCGAACTGCCGTTCAAACTACCGGTATTGAAAAACTAATCACTGGTGAAGAAAAGAAAGCCGATATTGCAACGGAATATCAGTCTTGGTTAGAGAAAGTTTACGAGCGTGTCCAAGAGAACAAAGGGCTAGACGGTTGGTTCACGTCAGACGCTACCGGTAATCCGGCCGTTAATGACTTGATTAAACGCTTTGCAAGTGATGAAGCCGCGCGAATGTTAAACAACGGCGGTGCTGTTGACGCAGACAAACTTGCGGCTAATGTTGCCAAGCGTATTGATCCTTTGATTCATATTGATGAAGGGATGCTGCGTATTACCGGTGAGTTGCCTAATGACCAAATCCCACTAGGAAACCAAGTGCCTCGCAGAGACGGCACAGGTGGGTTTGAAGATGTGATTAGTAATATGAACAAGGCAGTAGACTCTATCCCTGTTGGTCTAACAAGTCTCAAGTTGCCAAATGGCGAAATGTTAGACGATGGTGACCAGTTGGGCATTTCCTATAATAAAAACTTAGGAATGAAAAACGTCTACCAAGTTGTTTATAAAGACGGTGTAAGGTCAGGCACTCCGGTGTCTATTCCAATTCGCGACCCTCAAAGTGGTAGTTTCACATCAATCGATGGCTCACGGCAGTATCGGGAAGATGGTAAAGAATACTCATGGTGGCAAACGGAAGACAACAACTTTCTAGAGTTCAAACTTACTGGCAACGTGGCTAACGATGAGTTGCTACTAAAGCGGTTTGTGCATCCATCTATCCGTCTCATACCTTTTCCGGCACACGCACCCACCATGTATTACATGGGCGTTGAGCCTCACTTTAACAAATTCGATGGTAAATATATGACCTTCGGCGCACTCGAAGAATTGGCTAATTCTGGGCAATACCCAAAAGCACCACTCTACAACGAGTTCGATGACGGTAATTCCATCATTGCCCCATAGGAGTTCTCATGGCGGGAGTATCTACTTTATATGAAAAAGGTGAAATGCCGCCATTGCAACTGGATGGTATCACCAGCGAAACAAAATGGAACAACGAGTTTTTGAATCAAACTATGCAGAACCTTCGTGTCGGCGGCTTTGTGTCTCCGACCGAAGGCACTCTGAAACCACTTAATTTTGGTAACAACCTTGAAGCCGGACTAGATCAAGTTCACAACTCTGTATTAAATTTCAAAGGCGCAAATGGTTTTAGCACCGATGATACGGACTACCATAAAATGCGCTTCGATTTCATCACGGCTGAAGAGTCTTACAGCGCAACAACCTACATGGTTGATGGTGTGCCACACATTGGCTACGGGTTTAACCTTGAAGCACCCGGCAATAAAGAGTTGGCAATGGAGACTCTGAAAATAAGTGAATCAGAGTGGAATAACCTAAAAGGAAAATCCTCACAGATTTCTGAACGTGAGGGGCGTCTGTTGTTTGAGGCGTCAGTCCGTAACGCGGAAAAGGTTGTGCAACAGAAACTTGATGGTGTGCCTCTTAACGCGAACCAGCGTGTGGCTTTGGTGTCTATGGCATACAACGCCCCCGCACTTATTGGGCCTAACATTACTAAAGCATTGCAGAGTGGTAATGCAGCCGGCGTTTCTTTTGAAATACTAAACCGGTCTAACGCAAACAAACTAAAAGGTTTAGACAACCGGCGTAAGCGTGAACATGATATGTTCTTCGCTTATGACTCCAATTGGACGAAAGTCGCGAAAGGTGATGACTTGCGTAAAAACCCCGGCGGTTTCTCTATATTGAACTTGTTTGGTATTAGCACCGCGCAAGCCGATGAGTTTCACCCGTCAGGTCAACAGCACATCTTTCAGCCTAAGTCTAGTAACCAGCCTAACTTGTTGTTAGCAAGTATCGCGACTGAAGGCGCAGTAGTTGAGAACGGACTACAATCGTCACAACGTCCTGTCTTGCGTCCTGACACTGGTAATGGCTTAGACACTTCACCACTTCCCGTTCCACGTCCGGAAATCGAGACACCTGAAGTTAAACCTGAACAGACGGTCGAAGAAAAGTATGGTGATCGTGGTGTGTTGCGGGCAGATACTGATCCGATACGTTGGAACTCGCTGGACAATGCTGTTCGTGTGGTCTACCCGACTGCGTGGCAACGTATGGGCGGTCGCTTTAAGAATAAGCCGGGCCTTGCACCTAACGATTTGCCAACACCAGCCCGTGCGTTTGCTCAATACAAACTAGAGCGATCCACGTTTGATTGGTCAACACAAGAATACGGTAATGATTTCTTCAATCCAAACGAGTTGGAGACGTTAGAGAATTTCATTTTGTGGGCAGAGTCACAAGGTAAGACATCAATTCAGTATGAAGATTACGACACCTTCTTTGGCATTCGTGCTGTCAACGGGATGTATGTCTCTGAGATGGTTGGATCGGCTAAAGGGCTGTCGCGTATCGAAGCGGAGTATAAGAAACGTGGGATAACTCGCCCGTCTGACCTTGAGTTGCATGAGGCAGCGTATGGCACAGATAGTTTCTTAGGAAAGAGTGCTGATAAATATATTAGTCTCGCAAAGATGGCGATGGACTCGCACGATCCTGTTATGGCTCTAGCACTGACACTTGGTCGGATTACATGGTCACGCGATGAGCAAGGTCGGCTAATTGTCGAGGATGATTACAACTTTACGAGACAAAGTAATCGCGGTGGTAAACAAGCGTATCACAGTGTGCGTGGTAATCAGAATGACGACAAAGAAAGACCGGCTTTCCGATTCAAATTGATATTAAACTAGGAGTAAGGAATGGCAGATCAAGTCATTACACTAGGCAATGAAGACTACATGAAGCCTGTTGAATTGCCTGACAGTGTGCCTGAGAGGGCTGACATAGTCCGGAACAGGCGGGCGTTAGGTGGTAATGAATATCTAACCGTTCCAGCTGCCCCCGAACTTGGCTTCTTCGGCACTGCATATGAAATGTATATGCAAGAGACGGTTGTCGGTGACGCGTTGCGTTATGGCATTGTGCCTACCGATAAGAGTTACGCTAACTATAAGTATGACCCACAGAGTGGCTTCAATCCATACCGCTACTTTCTCGACAATCGGGAGACACTGCTAGACATGGAAGAACATATTCGGGGCTACTTGTTTGACGATGTGTATGACGAAAAGCAATTCAAAGACCGCGTCCAGCGTTTACGAACAGCGGCACAATATCGTGATTCACTGGCTAACGGTAATGTCGCAGGGATGTTGCTTGGGGGCGTCTTAGGATTTGTTGATGTTACAACGCTGATACCAGGTGTAAACATCGCCAAGAAAGCCAGCACTATTGGTAAGATTGGTAAGTGGGCGTTAGCGGGTGCATACTACAGCGGCATCCAAGAGGCTGCACTACATATGCGTCAGGAACTACGCACAGTCGATGAGTCCATCTATAACGTCATAGGTGGCACAGTAATCGGCGGGGGGTTCGGCGTGTTTGGTCGTGCGTTAGACCCACACTCGCCGTTGTATTACAAAGGATCGGCTAACCCACTTAGCCCTAACAACCCTGTCCGGTTAGGCATTGGTCGTATCGGAACAGGTATGTCTGAAAATGTGGTTATCAAGCCTGTCATTCAGGGTGGTAAGCGGACGTATGAAGTAGTCGCAGAGACAGGCTTTGGTAAGTCTGTAGGTGCGGCGGCGGTTGAAGGAACGAAACTGATTAAGTCAGGAGCGATGACGGCTCAAGGCGTATTGCGCGTTCCTGTGAAAGCCTTTGGTAAGGCTGGTGAGTTTGCTTTGACCAAAGCAGTTCGCCGGTTTAGTCCAATTGTTCGTGGCCTGACACAAGAGTCAGAACGTGGGCGCACAATCACAGAAAAACTATTTAACATTGGTGGTATCCTGACTGAAGGCATTCGTCAGGGTAAATTCACACGATCTGTGGAAGACGCCAAACAAAACTTTATGAACCGGTTTGAGATGGAAGTGTTGCCGATGGCGCGCGACACTTTTGTTCGGTTGCGTATGGACTTAGCACAGATGCAGGGCGAGACGTTCAGCCCCGCGTTGGCAGGGGCGGCTGACGGCGCAGCGCGCGCTAAACAGTTAGGCAAAGACGTTCTTGCTGGGCCTTATAATAAAACCCCGCGCGAACGCGGGCTGAATCAGTCAGGTAAATTAGATGAGTGGGAGTTCCACGATCTGACTGAAAAAGCCTTGTTTGATGATTTGACTGATCTTGAACTTGACAACCTTGCTGGGCGTTTTGGTGAGGCTGGTCGTGACGCTATTGTCGCGGCAGTTAAAGAACAGGCCGAGCGTATTCATAAGATGAACGAAGCGTTTGTTGAAGATATGCGCGCGGCGGGTATGGAGTTTGAGGACTTAGGGCGAGACTACGGTCACGCACAGTTGTGGCGCGCAGCCGGCATTCGTGCTAACCGCTCTGAAGCAACACGGTTCTTCTTGGAGTATTTTGGCTCAAAGCCGTCCGAAGAGTTCTTGGCTGACTTCAACCTGACAATGGATCAGTTCTTAAAACTAGGTGTTGAACCGGTGACGGTCAAACGCACAGTGTATGAAGACGGCGCAACGCCAACATCACGCAAGGTCGAGAAGCAAGAGGATGTCACCCTGTCGGTTGACGAAGGGCGCATTCAAAAGATTGAGATACTAGAAGAGTGGAACGCGGGTCAGAAGACACGCGAGGAAGCAGAACTAGATGTCGAAATCGATGTTGCAGAGATGGCGGCAAAGCAAGCCCAGCGCGATGCAGTGTTGGCTGGTCGTGCCTTACGCAAATCTTACACTGAGATTAAGAACGCAAGTCTTGATGAGTTACGCGCCATGCTCACTAAGCGTGTTGCACTTCGCGACCGCGCACAGGCAGAGGTTAAGAAACTCAAAGCCGAACGCACTAAAGCCAACGAAGAGTTAAAACTAGCAGAAGCGGAAATGTTGGAGCGTATGAACACGTTCCACGACACCAGCAAACGCGCGTCTTCTTTGCGGAGACAGCGTGGCAAAGACGTGTCAGAGGCTGAAGCACTCCTTAAAATGGTTGATGAGGAAGGCGGATCAGCATCTAAGGCTGACTATGAGTTCGCTAAAGATCAATTGATTAAAGCGGACAATGAGTTGGCACGGGCTGGTGATGACGCACTGGATGAGGCTGTTACCGCACTAGAAAACAAACCTGTTTCTAACCGCCGCATTGCGACACTAAAAGAGCGCATCCGTCTATTGGATCAGCGTATCAAGATGAAAGATGACGCAATCGTGGCACTGGATACTAAACTGACACACTTCTCTGAGTTGGTCGGGGCGGCATCCGCAAAGAAACAAGCCGTTGTCGATTTGCAGAAACTAAGACGCGAAATGGCTAAAGCAGCCACTAAAGAAGCGCGCAAAGCAAAACGCCGTGTGGGTAAACTGAAGCGTAAGTTGCGTAAGTCTGAAGCCAAAGCCCCACTACATTTGTATGTAGAGGACTTGATAAACAAACTTGGCAACAACCAGCGCGACCCGTTTGGTGGCTTTGAGTCTGAACTGGTCATTGGTAATACAGGGCGGACGCAGCGGAGACACATCCGCCTGACTAACGAACAACGCCGTGAGGCTATTCGTCTTGGTCTATTGCGTGATGATCTGTATGGCATTCTTGGTAAACAAGTAGACGACTTATCGTCACGCCTAGCGTTGCGTCAGGTGTTTGGTGGAACAAGTGAGAAAGGGATTGTTGAAGACTTACAGGCGCAAGTCCGTGAGGAATACAACAGCCTAATCGATCAAGCCGCCGGTAAACCCCGCCGCATTCGTAAACTTGAGAAACAGCGCGATACGGCAATCGCAGACATTGAGAAAGGTGTCCAACGACATCTTGGTATTCTTGGTCTACCGGCTAACCCTGAGTCCATGTTGGGCTGGTTGGGCGGCGCGGCGCGGGCGTGGAACTACATCCGCTACGGGTCAGGCTTCTTGATTCCGTCAATGGCTGATTTGTCTAACGTAGTGTTCACATCAGGTTTTGGCACGTTTTCCTTTAAGTATCTGAAAGGTCTACACCGGACAGTAAACGGTATGTCTAGTCGTGAGATTCGACTATTGGCTCTAGCGTCTGAGCGCATCATGCACAACAGCCGGACTATGAAGATGAACCAAGCAGAAGCAGGGCGTGAACTAGCAGGGATTGGCGATTACGGCACTCTCAAGCACTACACGACCAGCACGGCAGAACGTGTGATGGAAGGGTTTTCTGAGGCGACTAACGTGGCTTCAGGCATGGCGTGGTGGAACACCCGCATGAAAGCCCTAGCAATGGTGGCGATGCAAGATCAGTTTGTGCGTCACGCCATGAAATACGACCAACTTCTGGCGGCGGCTTCTGCCGGAAATAAGCAATCCGAACAGATTATTGCTGAACTTGCCAGTTTGGGTTTAGGTCGCGCTGAGATGCAGATGGTGCAAAAAATGATGCAGAAGTATGCACCCGCGTTGGAAGAAGGTATTTACGAACTTAATATGGGTCGTTGGTTGGCTGAAGGTAAAGCCGGTCAGGACGCATTTGAAGCGGTGAATATTGCTCTAAACAACGTAGCAACTAGGGCGATTATGACACCAGGAAAGGGTGACACACCTTTTCTTATGTCTGACAACCTTTGGAAAACTATTGGTCAATTCCAAACCTACGGCTTTGTGTCTATCAATAAATATATGTTGCCCGCGTTTCAACGCATGGCGACCTATGGTGACATGGAAGCATTCATGTCGATGGCACTAGCAGCTGCACTTGGATATGGCATTGTGATGGCAACAGACATCAAACGAAACGGTGAAATCAAAGACCGGACAGTTGGACAATGGGCGTATGACACCATTGACCGCGCTGGGTTCTTGATGATGCTGTCTACACCAATCGCGGAGATTTCGAAGCAGTTGGGTGTGGGTGATGTCTCACGTTACTCAATGGAGAAAAACCGTATCTCATTATTAGGTGGCCCGACAGGTGGTCTGATTAACGACTTGTGGGACGGCGTGAACGCCGCGACACAGGGGGATGTAGACCGTCTGACTCAGGTTGGAACTAAACTGATGCCGTTCAAGTTATATAAACAAATGGCTGATGTGGCTTTAGGAAACTAACAACAAAGTGGGGGCTTAATGCCCCCGCGCATCTTTTGGAGATTAGAGATGGCATTTGCTAGACAGGTATTTACGGTGAATGACGCGGCTGGTGAAACCCAGTTTGACGTTGTTTTTCCGTATCTACAGAAATCTCATGTGAAGGTGCAAGTCGATGGTGTATATACGACTGATTACAACTGGATTACAGACGGTCGTATTGAGTTGATTTCCACCGCCCCATTCGGCTCGATTGTCACCATCACGCGAGAAACATCACCATCAGCACGTCTGGTGGACTATCAGACCGGCTCAGTCCTGTCTGAAGAAATCTTGGATACCGACAGTTTGCAGGGCTTTTATCTAGCCCAAGAAGCAAACGATGTTAAAGAACTCACGCTGGCAAAGAACGCACAAGACCAGTGGGAGGGCGGTAACCGTAGAATTGAAAACGTGGCTGACCCTGTCAACAACCAAGACGTTGTGACTAAAGGGTATCTAGGCCCTAACCTGACCGCAATTACTAATGTGAGTAACAACATTACAGCGGTGTCTAACGTCAACACAAACTTGGGTGACATTAGTCAGGTTGCAAACACGCTAGATGCGATTGAAGAGATTGCGTCAGGCGACACCGCGTCAAACATTAACACCTTTGCGGCTTACTACCGTCATGGCACTTCTGCCCCATCAGGTGTAGCGGAAGGCGCAATGTGGTTCGATACTCAAACAGACACTCTGAAAATTTGGGATGGACAGGTATTCCAGCCCTACAACACAAGTGTGCAGACTGAGTTTCAGGGGCTGAAAGTTAATGCAGACGGTGAACTGCAATGGACACACGGCACTGCAAACAACACGTTTAGCACTGAGAACTATGACGATTGGTTCTTCGCGCTTTCAGACATAACCATTGAGATCGATACAGACGGTCACCTTATTGTGAGGTATTAAAATGTTTGAAGTAGATTTAGGAAGAATCAAATTTAAATGGCGTGGCGCGTATGACAACACGACTCAGTATGAAGTTGATGATGTTGTGGGATACGGCGGGTCGTCATTTGTCTGTGTTTTAGATTCGTTAGGTAACGCACCAACCACCGCAGCCAATCTTTATTGGCAGACAATGGCACTAGGGTCTGACTTAGGTTCGACCGTGACAGCGGCGGGCGACATTATCTATTACAACGGGGCTGACTTTGCAAAACTTGCGGCGGGAACGCAGGGCAATGTGCTTACACAGGGCGGGCTAAACCGCCCACAATGGTCAGCATCTGACATCACTGCCCCAATTATTCAGACACGTCAGTTTAGTGACTTCGTGCGGACTCAGGTCAACAATGGTAACTATTACTATTTTGGAATCGCTAACAGCCCGCGCATTACACCGCGTAAATATAATTCGTTGATACGCGTTTCGTTAAACTTGTTCTCTGAACCTAACGGTCACAACTGTTCCTACAGGGTTCAGTATTCAACTGACAATTGGGCAACCGGAACAAATATGTTGTTGACTAACTTTGGTGAAAACTATCACGGAATGTTTCAGGGGTATGAATACAGTGGTGACTATTCATCAACACCTTCACACTCTAACTTCCAGTTGACCCAAGCGTTCTCAACACTGAACGAGATTAAGTTCCGTCTATATGTCGGGAATGGCAATAACATAATGATGAACTCATCATGGACAATCGGGTATGAATCAGCCCCGTCAACAATAACCCTCGAAGAATTAAATGCTGATTATAATTCTGTCGAATACAATGGAGGCTCATAATGGCTGTAGTTGATCTTGGCAAATTGCGCTTCGATTGGAAGGGTGATTTTGATGTAGGCACAGACTACGAGGCACGGGATGTCGTTCGCTATCAGGGCGACATCTATATCTTTGTAAATGATCATGCCGCCGGTCAATGGAATCCGTCTAACGCCAACTTAATGTTGTCTAAGATTGACGTGATTACGACAGGTGGTGACTTGATCTTTGGTGACGCTAACGGCAGTAACGACCGACTAGCGGTTGATTATGACCACACTGACGACATTGGTTCAGTGCGTAATGGTGAAAAGCAGTTGACATCTAAGTCAACCGTTCCACTACCAGCAACCGTCACCAAGTATCTTAATGAGTATTCAGAGTCGCTTTATTGGCGAGACACCGCGTTGTCTACAACAAACTACGCAGTGACTATCGTTAATGACGCTGGCACAGATTACTTTGCGATTGATGGCACTAATAACCCTGCGCTGACATTGACGCGAGGGAACACTTATGTGTTTGACGTTAGCGACAGTAGCGTTACAGGTCACGATTTGCAGTTCAAAGAGCAAGGCGTATCTGGTGCAACCTACACCACAGGCGTGTCCGTTAGTGGCACGGCGGGGACGGCGGGAGCAACAGTGACATTTGTTGTTCCTGAGAACGCACCTGACACACTCCGCTATCAATGTGCTACGCATGGTGATGGTGAAGGTAACAACATCGCGGTTCAAGGCGGTGGCACAGTCACCCTTGCATACGAACCGTTTGTGCAAGACACACTTGTGTTGGACACCAGTGATGCATCCATGACCGGACACACGGCTACTTTATCTAAGATTGAGAATGGTGTGCATGGCGGGAACGCTAACACTTATGTGTCCAGCGTAACTGACACCGCTGGTAATGTATATCTACAAGTTAGTAGTGCAGTAAGTGGCCCAACAGATGGTGGTGACGCTACTTCGGTTCAGCGCACGTTGTATTCGTATGTCAACGATAGTGGCTTTCAGCCTACCTATACCGGCGTAGATTGG